GCCCCCCGGGAGGACGAAGGTCCGGGGAGAACGTTGGCTGCCGCCCGTGTTTGATGACCACGGCCGCGAAAGCGGGAACACGGCCACCTTAGAGGTGGGAATTGGTCTGAGAGCCCCTCTCCGTCTGGGGGAGGCTTTCAACGGGGATAATCGTGCTAACTCGTGGCCCTACCTGTTTCCTTGGGTATGGTCAAGCACTTGTTTACCACATGAAGTCTGTTAATGCAAATAGCGTTAGCAGACGTGCCGGTAGTGAGGCCGGACGACGTTTCTGTAGGACTGGAAACGCCGGTGGTAGTGAACGTCCTAATGCACGGCGTAATGGTTCGCGCCAATGCAAATCGGAGCCAGAAATGCCAGCTGTGTCTGCAGCTGAGAGTCAAATAAAAAGACATGAACCATTAGACCCTAGCGTCAAGGCCTATTTCTTGGGCCGAGCCGCTGAAAGGCGCGCCAAGCAGAGAAGGGCGCCCAGGGCCACCTTTAGGAGTGCTGCCGTTGCCGCATCCGTTATGGAGGACAACGAGAAGCTTAAAGGTGAAAGAGATGCGTTTAAAGCTCTTGCAGATGAGATAAGGCAAGAGAATGCTGAAAAGAGGTCGGTCCCTGCAGCACCTCCACTCAATCCAATTGAGGTGGATGTGATAAAAATGGAAACCGTTTTTGGCATACATATCTATAATCGCGTCTCACGGAGAAGTTGGAAACGCTTTTTCCTTCATGTGTGCATGTGGATCGCCGCTTTGTTCTTTGTGTTCCACCTTGCCAGCTTCCTGTCCTGGTTTGATCCCCTGAGCATGTTAAATGTTCCTGGGGCTCATGCCCAGAACTGTAGTAAGTCTGACAAGCCTGCCCAAGTCAGGATGCCCAGTTACTGCTGGAATGATGCACGTACGAGTAAAACTGAGTGTATTGTGGATGACGAGCCTTATGAGTCTTTCTCAGGTGAGCCTGTTTTCAGGTCTGAGAGGATGTTGAGGCGTCGTGTTAATGCAATGCACTATGTGTTTGACGAAAATATGTGGTTTAAACAGTGGTTGATGGATTTAAGTGTTCCGGCTTTCCATCTCTGTTTCTCTCTGGTCTGGCTTTATGTGTGGTGGTGGCTTCGAAATTACCTCGCAGAGAATGAGTTTAAACTCAAACCAGTCCGAAGAATACCATCTGATCATCGTCCCTACATGACTAATGATACTGGCCGTATTAAATATGGTCAGGAACATTGGGTGAGCAAAGTTAAGTATGTTCACAATGGGAAGAAGGTAGTCAAAGAACTTGTTATTGATTATGATTTGCTGTCTCACTTAATTGCGGCAAACATAATGATACCTGGTGCTGACGAAAAGGTCATTTGGGATCGGTTATCCTATGTGTTGCGTAATAATGTGACTCATGGGGTAAACAGAGAGGATATATTCCGAAACGGGCAAGTCATGCCAACGGTTCAAGCAACAATGATAGTTGCCATGTATTACTACATGACCTCCATGAGCCGCGACTCCGTGTCGGATTTTCATCTCCCCTGTTGACAAGGTTATATGGTTACCGGGCCGGCAGCCCGTGGTTAGGACTTACAGACCGCCAGATTGCGCCTGGGACAAGGATCATTAAACATAATGTTCCTGATGTCTCACTGCCTGCAATGAGGTCGTATGGTCCTAATCTTATTGGAGCTGCGCTTCCTCACCCGGATCCCAACCACATGATTACTGTTGAGCAGGGGCTTATCCATAGGTTCGCTTCGGCGATACCTCCGATCAATGAGCAGCGACTCGAACGTTTTCGGGAATTTGTCAAGGAATGGATTCACACTAATATGACACCTCTGTCAGAAAGTGAGGATTTATCTTTCGAGACTTGGTTGGCTTCTACCAACTATCCTGAAAAGCGTAAAGAACAATTACGGAAAATCTATTATCAGGATGACCGTAGGTTTCTTTACCGCAATAAGTCCCACATTAAGGATGAACCTTATGTAGATTTCAAGCACTCCAGATGGATCAACTCTCGATCCGATCTGTTCAAGTGTTTGACTGGGCCGTTCTTTAAGCTTATTGAGAAGAAACTATTTCAGCGTAAAGAGTTCATTAAGTACGTGCCAGTGCCCTTACGGGCACGTTACATTAAAGAACATATTTACGCTCCGGGTTCTACGTATATTGCTACGGACTACACTTCTTATGAAGCTAGCTTCGGAGGGAGATTATGGCTGCATGTGAGTACCAACTCTATGAATACATGTGCCAAAATCTGGATCCAAATTTCCTCAGGATGGTATCTGAGGGAATCATGGGTCCCCAGGAGTGTGTTTCTAAGCGTGTTACAGTGAAAATGGAGCAGCCCAAGCGTATGTCAGGTGACATGTGCACGTCTTTGGGTAATGGGTTTACGAATCTGATGCTTTTTCTTTTCGCTTGTAAGGAGAGTGGAGCAACATTTAATGGCGGAGTAGTAGAGGGCGATGATGGCCTGTTTTCCATTTTCGGGAAGGTTGATCAAACAATTTTCTCGGATTTGGGTTTCATCATCAAACTCGAAGAATACCAAGATTTGTGTAAGGCTTCTTTCTGTGGCAATGTATTTGACTTTGATGACGAAGTGATTGTCGCAAATCCCATAGAGATGATAGTAAAGTCTCCTTGGAGTAAAATGCTGAATGTCTCACAGCACACTTCGAAAGATAAGTTGATGTTGAGGTGCATTGGGCTGTCCATGTTATATCAATATAATGGATGCCCTATAGCTGGCGAGTATGCACAATACTTGCTTAGAGCTACGCGCTCCGTAGATATCCGAGGCTTCGTTCAAGAGACTCCGTTGTTTAACGAATGGCAAAGAATGAAGCTATTGGAGGCTATAAAGTTCAAGGCGGTCTACAAGCCTCCCCCGCGAGGGACGAGAATGCTTGTGGAGAAACTGTATGGAATAAGTATCGAAACACAATTGCAGATGGAGGAGTTCTTTCGGGCCAAGAACGATCTTACTCCGTTCCGCAGTGATTTGATTTTAACTTACTGCCCAAAACCCTGGCAGGATTATTACCATAATTTCCAAGAGGGTCCGCTTGAACGAGGGTTTGGAAAACCTTAATTCCCGTCTAGTGAGACGTTAAACTGCCCATGGTCCGCCCCCTGCGGGAAGCGGG